ATCGACGTAAGTCCCTTTGTTCCAGTACGTTGTCATCTCGTCCGTAGCGACGTCTCCAATTAGATCATCTGCAAACGCAACTAGAAAAAGGTTGGTCGAATAGAAAGGCACCTCGTACTCAATCCCGCCGTTCACATGCGGGAGATAGGTTACGGTTCCATCCAACACAGAGGTCGAATTGCTTAACGAAGCAATCGACGCTCCGACCGAGAGCGGTGTGCTGCTCGATCCATTAGTCACTTTGACGTGTGACAAAACGTTTCCAGACACATTTCCGATAATATGTATCCGTTTTCTGACTCCTCCTCTAGCTCCCATGAACGCGTAAGTCAGGTACGCGAACATATTCATGATTCCGTGGTCAATCGAAGCGTTCCCATATGGCAGAACATTCACTGGATAATTTGCATCTATTATGCGCAGTCTGCCATAATTAAGGGTACCACCCGACACATCAAACTCATCTGTCTGGACATATCTCTTCAGCAAGGCCCTAAAAGACAGGGGTTGCTCTCCAAAGTGCATCAAAGCACTTGAGTCGAGATTAGCCGAAGACGGGTTCAATTCGAACGTAGTTATATCACTCAATGAATCAATCTCTCCAGACTCCGTTCGAATCTCCCTGCCCAAGTCGGCAAATCGGTCCGCCAAATGGTTCACCTTGAGATTTTCACATCTCACATAAACATTAATCGCAACAGAAGAACCATCATTAGACTGTAGTGTCGTGAAGGGAAACACGGAAATAAACCCATTACAAAACGTGGGCCTACTAGCATTAAAATACGACCCATACGACGCGTTCCAAACCATGTCAGTAGTGCACCACATACGCGGCGAAGCCCAATTTACCGCAATTTCAAACGTCTGCGTTTCCTGCAAATCAACAATCATAGTATACTGCTTGTTAGTATCAACATCAGCCAATATCAACGCCTGTTGCGCCAAATTCGGTTCAAAAATGACCCCAATTTTCCCTCTATGGAAACTAGATGCGACTATTTCAAATCGATAGACCATGTCCCCATTCCAAAAGTTAAAAGGTGCAACAGCAAAACAACACGCAGTAGGCTGGTAAAAGGTATTTCCAACTCCCACATCAATCGTAGCCAACGTCGGGTGCACTTTGCAGTTCCAAATGGGCTCCATAGGTAAGTCAGTATCTGCCCAATCAATCGTAGTTAGAAAACTATTGCGTGCTGCAATCTCACTAATTACCATATCGTCGTAATCAATCCCTGCCACACGCGGGTCCACGGTCAGTTCTTGCAAAGGGTCCAATGTTATTCTCTGTGCCGTCTCAGCTCCAATTAAATTGGCGCCGTTTCGAAACGGTTCATTCTTAACAAACACAGGATCAATTGTCATAATCGGACGTGACCATCCAAACAGTGACGCAATTGACCTAACTCCAGACGCGATGATAGTGCTTGCCTTGGCTAAAGGTTGTATAAGAGGTATGTTCTCAAGCACTTTGGTAATTTTCATGGCAGACGTGGCAAACCGCTCAACCGGGCCGACCTTTCGCTCATCCTCACCTGATTCCGTAGTCACTCCAACGAGAGTTCCAGTGTTGGTCCCAAGCTTAACATTCTCTGCCCACGCATAGACCTGCACTCTGACGGCTGATCCGGAAGGACTTGTACAATTAATTGGATTTATGGAATAGATTATTAAATCTCCCATATTAATTGCATCAGCATAAGACGTTACGTCAGAAATGGCCAAGGCAGAAGTGTTATATAGTCTCATCACTGGCTTGCTGTGAATAAAGGGAACTACCATCTCAATGGGTTTGTTCTCCTTCACATCAATCACAGCAGAACCAGGACTTTGGCTAAGGTAGTTGAGAAACAGCGGTCTCATTGTTGGAAACGATATAAGCGTAGCATTCAACGCCGTCAATGTCGCATTACTCCCGGGTAGTGGCTGGTAAGAAACCATCAACCTCCCATAATGAAAGGGAGAACCCGACACCACGATCCGTATGTGCAAATCAGCAGAAAAGTACGCATAATTTCGCAATTTAGCCCGAACGGCTGGATTCGTGGTATATAGATCCCACAAGGAAACGCGAGCATCACTTTGAGTAGTGATGGGTATATCGTAAGTGGCAATTTCAACCGGTCTACTCAGGAAGTTCGAAGGTGCAAGAAAATACGACTGACCAATCTCCGGAAAGCTGCTGTCACCGACAACAGTATGTTCAGTTTCTCCCGTCATATCTTTCATGTTCTCCATAGTCTCGAGTTGACTCATAGACACCTCCCCAGATTTGAGTTCACCAGACTCCGTCATAATCAAACCCTTCACTCGACGTCTTGGATCGCGGTTGAGCGTGGTCACATAATCCATATATGTTTGAATCATGCGACTATATTCCTTCGGAATGCCATATGATGCATCGCGCAGCATCTTTCGCAAAGGAACTTTGGAGTTGAACACAGTTGTGTACAACTCGTGATTTTCTATCATAAACTTCAAATCCGCATAGGATTTAAGCTCCAATTCTTCTTTAATATCAAAATCAGCAAGTCGGTTTAATAAGAGAACCCCCATAGACTTATTTGGGGGCCAATCCAGCCAGACACCACTTTCAGTGGCGATTCCTAAAGAGGAAATTTCGTCACAGACACTGCTGGCTGCAAGTATCTGCGTAACGTCGCCATTTGTAACACGATCAATGATATCGTAGAGAGTTGGCATCTCTCTTTCGCACTGCTCAACATTCACTCCATACTTCTCCACTAACAACTCAATCAAAAAGTCTCTGAACTTGTCATGCGAATACGAGTCGTAAAAAGCATACTCCCAAACCATACTGCGACAAGTTTCGAAAAACTGTTGCCCAGGTGTCATATACCGGGACGGAGAAGTCCAGGACAGAGCTTTCACGAAAGTCTCTGGGGGCAACCAGGCCACAACTCGGTTAAAACTCGCATCGTACTTGAATTTACGTTTCAGAAAAGACATAGTCTCGGGTGTGACGAACGGTTCGTCAACATCCCCCTTCGTGGTAGACGTAAAATCCATACCATAATGAGTTCTCACAAAATTACTATACGTCAACGAGTTGAAG